TTTCGGCCGCTCGTTTACTACCTAACGGTAGTGAGCAATCGCTCATCCCTGGACTTCCGTCTTTAGGATCTAGGTTAATGTCGTTTTCCTTTCAATAGAGGTTCGTCATGGTCATCAAAAACTGGTTTTGTGGCGTCGTTTCTGAGCCACATGCTCTGTTCGCGTTTTTGAAAACGCCTTCTGGCTCTTTGCCGGAAGACGTAGCGATCTTGGAGCAACTCGTTTGTGCGGACTGTGTCGAACTTGCCTCTAAGGTAAGGGAACGATATGGGCTGTCGCTCGAGGTCTCTATCGGCGCTGCGTTTGCGTGTGCTATCTCCTTTCGGGTGATGCGTTCGTGTGACCGAGCACTTTTGTTCAGTCTTTACGAAGCTCATCTTGGAGGTCAGTGGCACTCTCTTACGTACGCACACCAATGGTCCGTTTTAAAGGCCTTGGCTATGCGGGTAGAGTCTAATCCACTATCGGTTCTTTGTTGTCTTCCCGAGTGAGGTAACTATGCCTCTTATTCCTTATAATCGTAGCTCTACACAAGTTCTAACTGCTAGCCGTCGCCTTTTGGTGGCGGTTAACGGTGGAGCTCTTGGCCCTTTTGACTCTTCGGTCGAAAGTTATACCTTGAGCAAGAACTTTTCAGGATTTAAACAACCTGGTTGGCGAGCTGTGATCAGGAGGAAAGGCAACGCTACTACTAGCGCGTCTGGGAGCATCGAGACGCTCGAAATCCCCTATTCAAGCAACGTCATGAAAAGACGTTTAAGCTTTAACGGGAATGAAGAGCGTTTTGTCGCTGACGGCTTTGTTGCTTCTAACATTTATGTTAGCGGCATATTGCTTCCCGTCATTTCTTCAGCTCCTATCACTCAAATTGACAACATCGCCCTTTCAAAGTTTCTTAGAGCTTGTAAGGGGGCACAACGCCAATTTTCGGGCGGTGTGTTCCTCGGAGAGCTTCGAGAGACCTTGAAGTTGATCAAGAATCCTGCATCCTCGCTCCGTACTCTTGTCACTAATTATGTTAGGGCATGCCGCGGTGCCTCAAGGAGATTATCTCCTAGGGATACACTGCGTCATATTTCTAACCAGTGGCTTGAGTATTCTTTCGGAATGTTACCCCTTGTTTCTGATATCAGGAACGGGTATAATGCTTTGGAGCGGCTGTACTTCAATCTTCCATCGAAGTATGTTACCGCTTCTGAGCAGCGAGAGTACGAGTCAAACGTCCAAACGAAAAGCTCGACCCTCTGGTCTCAGTACTTTCCGGTGTTAGTTCACCTTAAGAGTACTGGGACGTATGGTCGGATTTGGCGCGGGGAAGTTAAACTCGCTATGCGCGGTATAGGCTCGCCACCGAGCGAGTCCGCTGGGTTCACCCTTAGGGATTTTGTCCCTACGGTTTATGAACTTATACCGTACAGTTTCTTGGTCGACTATTTCGTCAATATTGGCGAGATATTGGAGGCTGCTTCATTCAATACGGCCGATCTTCTCTGGAACTGTTCTACCGGTCGTAATACGATCGAAAAACATTGCCAGATCGACCCGAGACGCCCTTCCCAGATTTCTGGTGGGGAGTTACTTGATTGGAGTGTCCAATCCGGCGAAATCGTCTACAAAATTCAGAACTTTGCCAGGACAACCGTCCCTCCTGGGACTTTAGGTGTGCCTTCATTGGCCTTTAAGGTTCCTGGTAACTGGTCTAAGTTCTTGAATATTGGAGCTCTTGCATCATTGCGAGCACTCCGGTAGACTTCTAAATCAACCCCTTTCCTTCGTGAGGTCTTTATGTCCTTTTCTCCGACAACCCCCGTAACCGGCACTGCGCAGACGGGCCTTACTAGCCCGACCTACACAATCGCCGCGGATACGGCTCCATCAGCTCTAGGCCGCCAATGGGCGGTCACTGCACTTGGTGGGACTCAGACGGGTGTTCGCACCCATACTGCGTCCGATCCCTTTACTGTCACGATGGAACGTCCTGCGACTTTTCGCGCCGTTCCTTCAGTCGTGGCGGGGTCATCTCTCCCGCAAGTACCCAGAAACAAGTACGTGCTTCGCGTCCGTAAGGGCGTGATTCCCGTAATTGGGCAGGGCGCTCAACCAGCTCTTTTCGAGTTGGTTATGAACGTCCCGGCCGGATCAGACACTGCTGATTCGGCTAACTTGCGAGCAGCTCTCTCGCTGCTGTTCGGCGTCGCTTCTCAGGTCTCTGCAGGTGTCGGTGACACTATAGTCACCGGCATTCTGTAAGCCTTTGAGGTTGTTAGTTTTATAGCTACACCACTGGAGGTGCGGTTTATGTTTCTTATCCCCCATCTCCATGTGACGTTGTTCTTGGAGATAGCATCATGGCAGTTTCGTCTGACGCTCTTTACACCAGCCTTCTCGAAGACTTGTCGCCCTACTTCCCTAACCGGACTACGCCTAATCAGCTTCTCGATGAAGCGGATACGGTCATAAATCCTTGGGATCAGCCTTCCACTGCCGCAGCCAAATCGCTTGCTCGGGCCTTCTACAAGAAATTTGTAGATGGCGCAACCGGCGACGGTGAAACTAAAGCATGGAAGAAGTTCACAGCGATGAATCATCACTGTGAGCATTACAAGTTGAAGGAGATGATTAGCACCAGTTGGGATGATGAGTTGATAGGAGAGTTTAAAAACCAGCTCTCACGTCTCCTCTATCCACGTCCTGACTCTTCTTTCGAGTATTATGAGATTCTCTCAGAAGCTCGGAATGGACCCGGGGCATCTATAAATGTCTCAGGATGCGACGGCTATAGCAAGCTGTTTTCGTCCAAAGGTTCGTGTACTAGTCCTTTCCTTTCGAAGTATATGGAATACTTCTTCTCATCAAATCCCCGCTGGCGTGACGCATTAAGTTTTCGTCATGAACAGTATGGGGACCCGGAGATAGTTGAAGGTAGTAAACTTAGCTTCGTTCCGAAAAACCGGGACATCATGCGTTCCATATGCACCGAGCCCTCGCTGAATATGTTTTATCAGCTGGGTCTTGGTACTTTACTTGAGCGGAGATTAAAATCCTACTCAGGAATCGATTTGTCTTCCCAACCGGGAAAGAATCGATTGCTCGCTGAACGTGGTTCGATCGATGGTAGCTTTGCTACCATTGATCTTGCCTCTGCTAGCGATACCATCTCGGTCTCTCTTTTAAGGGAGGTCCTTCCTAGGAGTCTATTTGAGACTCTCATGAAGTTGAGATGTAAACAGACGACTTTTCGAAAGGAGTCTGTAGCTCTGCATATGGTGTCTACAATGGGAAATGGTTTTACCTTTCCTTTGCAGACTATTATTTTTACGTGTGCTGTGCTTGCCGTGTATCGTATCCATGGTATTGATACGATGCATCCCTTTGGGGAATCGTTGGGCAACTACGGGGTCTTTGGAGACGATATTATTGTTCGGAACGATATGTTCCGGCCAGTCTGTCGTTTTCTTGGGCTTCTTGGCTTCTTTGTCAACGATGACAAGTCCTTCTCAGAAGGTCCCTTCCGTGAGTCCTGTGGTGTTGACTTCTTTATGGGAGTCAATATTCGTGGAGTATATGTGAAAACATTACTCACCGAGCAGTCACTCACGGTTCTTGTTAATCGTCTTAATGAGTTTACGTCTAGGACAGGGATACCTGTCCCTAGGACAATAGCTCATCTCCTTCGATATATCCGGTTCCAACCGGTGCCATTGGCGGAGAACGACGATGCTGGTATAAAGGTGCCCTACTGTATGCTAAAAAAGCGAAAGCTTGATCGGCATACCCAGTCGATTAGATATAATCGATGGGTGGCGCGCCCTGTCTACCTCAGTGTAGATGTAGATACTAACCGTATCTATGTACCACAGAACGGGAAGAAAAGAGTCTTCAACCCTGATGGCTTAATTCTTTCTTTTCTGCAAGGCGGTTTACGTGAGTATCGTATCCCGATCAGGCTTGATCGGGTTCGATATGAACGACGAAGAGGTGTAACTCCCAATTGGGATTTTACACCAACTGGCCTGGGTATGAGAAACCCATGGTCAGAACCGTCGCGTCTAACTGACGCGATACTAGCCAACCATGTTTGGTTGGCAACCCCGGAGATTTAGTTCTCCTCCTCG